TAGAGTCCCATTCAAATACAGCGCCATCATGAATTAAACAAATTGCTTTGTCACCAAAATTATCTAATGACCACATACCCGGCTCGATAACTAAGTCACCTGATGCAGCTTCACCCCATGCAATAAAATCAGTCGAGTTTGTAACTGTCGCTCCATCACTATGAGATGCTGCTGTTGTTCCTGCAACTCCTCTTGTTAAACCAGTAAGAGTGTTACCACTAACACCAGTGTAAGAAATTTCTTCAGACCCTATAATAATAAAATTAGTTCCAGAACTTGGAAACTGAGAAGCATCAGTCAATGTAAGTGTTGTAACAGAATCATTAATTGCACCATTTAAAGTAGTGGTTACTGCTCCAGCTTCTTCACCACCCCATGATCCTAAACCCCAACCAAAACCTTTTGCCTGTACTGCTGGACCCACAGTATAATAATGTTGAACTCTGATACCACCTGATGTTGTTGCACCAGATCCAGATTCATTTGATGGCATTGTTATAGTTAACGTTGTAGCTGTTGGTACAGATGTTACCATAAATTTTTTATCATCAAAATCAGATGCACCAAAATTAGATCCTGTAATTGTAGAAAAATTATCTAATAATATAATATCATCTTTTAATATACCGTGTGAACCTGAGAAAGTTATTGTAACTGTGGGTGATCCGTTGGTCGTGCTAAAAGCACTAGTAAGTGTTGTTGTAGATTTAATTGGATGTATATCATAAAATACACCTCCAGAAAAAGCGTATAAAATTCTGTTTGATCCTATGATAGAGTATTTTCTACCTAAACTATTAACGTAGTGATGTAATCCTCTTACAGCTCCTGTTAAATCGTCTGTTCCTAATTGTTTCCAACCACCTATTTTTTCAGGTGTGCCGTATCTAAATCTAACATTATCACAGTCTACCCACTGACCCTCTGCTGTGGTCTCTGAAATTTGTTTATTAATACCTGGTTGAAAGCCTATTTTTTGTAACATAAGGATCCTTTTTTTCTAACAATATACCAAATATCATAGATTTGTATTGTTTAAAAGCTCATTTTAGTCTGACTTCTTCTTCACCGTAGCTCAACGTTTTTTCAAAATTAGGGTCATTATTTTTATAATGAATATGAATATCAGCCACCACCATAGCTAATTGATTAACAAAATGTCTTCCATCTCTATAATCAATAACTACTTTTCCTTTTTCATTAATTAATTTTCTTTCTTTTTTAGAAAAAACAATTTCAGTAGTATTCTTATATTTTCTAAAATGCATTTTTTGGTGCTCCTATATATTCTCGTTTATCCCATTTATATTCTGTAAATTTACCATCTTTAAGAACATAATGTAAGAAAATTTGTAGTGAATAATCACCCTCATATTCTTCTCTCCAATGTTCAACTTTAGCTCCAAAATATAAAACTCCATCACCTGGTTTAATTATTATTCTTTCATTACCTATAAACAAAGGCCATTCAAGATCTGCTGCAACATTAACACTTATTGTAACTTCACAAGATTCTCTATCTGTATGTTTTTCTAAAGAAGAAAATTTTTTATACAATCTCCAAAAACTATATGTTTCAATTAAATTTAAATTAGCCTCTTTTTCAAAAATTTGTTTTTTTGATTGCAACAAAGAATCTGTTATGGGGTCTCCATAACGAAAAGTTTCATGTAATTTACACTGTGAGCAAAAATTATCTTTATTATTAATATTAAATAATTTTACATAATTAAATAATAATTCTCTTTCATCTTTTGAAAGAATATTTTCTATATAAACATATTTATCTAAATCATCCATGACACTAATGTATATCTTGTTCCTTTTGTAACTGGTGTTGCTTGATGTGGAAATAAAAAATTACTTGGCCATAACACAATTTTTCCAGGTTCAGGTTTTATATCTAAAATTAAATCTTTAGAATTAGGTTTAAAAAATTGTAAGTGACCTCCTTCGTAATCATTATTTAAAAAGATAATAGCTGAAAGTTCTCTATGAATCTTACCACTATCAATATGAGGTTTATAAAAACCACCCTCTGAATATTTTAATAGAGTAATAGTTTCTATTTTTGATGGTGCATAATCTATATTTCTTTCTTCAAAATATTGTAAAGCAATTTTTCCTATACCAACACATATTAAATTATGCCAATGAGCTTCTGTTAAACCTTTGTTTTTACATAAAGCATAATTTTTAACATTTCTAATATCTTTATCTATCCCACTATTTCCATTTTTAGTTATAATTTCAGCATCTCTAAACTTATCTATTGTGGTAAAAGTTCTTAAAAAAGTAGACACAAGATGTGGTTCTAAAAACTGGTATTGTCCAATTAAATTTTTTATTTCCATTTTTGTTTGTTCCATACAGTATTTTCGTACCATTTCATTAAATGACTAGCATATTTAAATAATATTGATTCTTGTTTTTTTTCACTATCTTCTTTGATTTGCATTTTCCAACTTTCTTTTTTAAAAGGAAAAACACTTGCTATAGGAGTTCCTTTTTCTAAAAGCCAACTACCTTCTTTTTTAATAATACAAGGAAAATTAACAGGTAGGATATTACCTGAATCTACAATACCTGTTAAAATCTCAAACCTTTTTTCAGCTCTGTTTATGGGTTGCGTGTATAAAATCGAATAACCTTTAGGCACATGTATCACCCAAGGGTTTAAAAGTTTGTATATTGAATGACCTTTGTTTTCTTTAACGTAGGGACATTTCATTCCTCCTACTTGATGTATCCCATGTATTTCTGATGAATCACCCATATTAATATTTATATTAGATTTTTTATCTCTTAATAATTGCAATGGCGTTGAATATTCAACCCAAGCATTAAGTTTACCGTCAGAATCAGCCATATTAAAATTTATTTTTTGATCTATTGGATTTTTTAAAATGTATCCAGCTGTTAAACTGTCTAAAAAAGGTTTACAAGCTTTAAGAGTTCTTTCGGTATGTATGTCTGGATTAGGTATACTTTTATACCAATCTGGTATGTGTAATATTGCAGGTTCTGGATAAATTGATTTATCAGAAAGCACAGTATGATGTGCTGAAAAAGTAATTATTCTTTCATTCATAATTTTACCGACGATGAAAATTATATATTAAAATTCCATTGAAGATGGAACTTGTATACCATTTTTAATTAAACAGTCAACCCAGCTACGACCTGTGATTGGAAAGGATAAAGAACTTATATCAATAGCTTTTAGAGTAGCTAAATTAGTTGTCCAACCAGATGGAGGATTTGATGTATGATTTACGGCTCCCTCCAACTTTTTTATTAATTCATTTAAACCATTTTTAATTTGTTCTTCAGTCCAACTTACATCTTCAATTTCAGAATCAATAAGAGTAGTATTTAAAGGATCTTTAGATGTTAGTTTTTTAGCATCAGTTTGTAATGAAGCATAGTCTTCATCAGAAATTTCTACATAACTAGTATGGTCTACAAATATATCTGGTGATAACCAATGATCTCTAGATGTTGTGTCTTCACAAATTCTACAGTATCCATTATTACTATCATTTTTAAGAATATATTTAGCCATTATTAAGTTCCCGTATTATCGTATAATAATATAAAACCAGGTGTTCCACTACTGCCATTACCTGAATTTTTAGGAGCGCCACTACCTGGAGTTCCTTTATCTGAATACAAAACTTCAGATCCTGTTAAATCTGTTACAGCACCTGGAGAGCTTCCATTACTACCTGGGTTTCCTGGATTTTTACCGCCCCCATTTCCACCATTAGCTGTTCCTAAGTTTGTAACATTAGATGCTCCTCCGGCTGATCCATTAGAAAATGGAGCGCCTCCACCGCCTCCACTTCCTACTGCGAATGAATAACTTGTTCCTCCTGATACAGGTGCAAAATAAAAACCAAAACCACCTTGGCCACCAGATCCCCCACCTTGGTTTGGCGAGTTTATGTTTCCGCCGCCACCGCCGCCTCCGCCACCACCTTTTACAAAAATAGAAGCGTTGTTTGCGTTATTAGGTGCTGAATAATTTCCAGATGCTCCACCATTAAAAGAGTGCATTCTTACTACATCAACTCCACCTCCCGCTGTACCAGTGGCTGCTGTTACTACTCTTCCGGATGAGTCAATTGTAATATCTGCTGTGGTAAAAGTACCTTTTGCTGATTTTATTATTCTTGGCATTTAATCCTCCTAGTCTAACATTTCTACATAAGAAACATGAAAAGCTAAGTCGTTGGCAGCACCGGCTGTCACAGCGATTAAATCTGTTTCGTCTAAATAGATGGGTCTGCTAATTAAATCTAATGTTGAATCTGCAGGCACAGAGATTGTGCTTGCTATTTTATAATAAGTTGAACCATTGTCATTACTAATTTCTACCGTTGCATCAACAGCGTTAGTTCCATCAATGTTTGCTAATAATATTGTATCAATTCTTACCGCAGTTTCTGCAGGAACGTCTATCATAGTAGTTCTGTTTGTATCAGATAAACTACCCATAGCATTTTTAGGTGT